TATGAATGATGCAGATATTGACGAAATGAGAAATCAAATCAGAAAAGAAGCTGATCTTGATCCAATGGATGGTGGTGTTCCAAGTGATGGCGGTGATGGAGTTATGAGATATCCAACTGATCCATCTGGTATGGCAGTTGATCCAGAAATGGATGCTGGAGATAGAGCAAAACTTGCATTGGGTATTCCGCCAGAACAAGAAGGTGGAGAAGAAGAACCAGTAGAAGATGAAAAAGATTTTTATATTAAGAAGAAAGGAAAGAAATAATGAGTAGAGAATTTGTAGATGCTCTTGCATCAGGAAATAATTTGGAAGCGGAAAATGTATTTAAAAATGCCATTTCGACAAAAGTTGGCGATGCTCTCGAAATTAAAAGAAAAGAGGTGGCGAAGGGTTTTGTTTCTAATTTAAAAGATAAAGAAACAGAAGTAAATGACTAAAAGTTTCACTAAAATTTATAGTTCAACTGTATTTGAAAAAGATGAACATAAAAAATCGCGACAGTATAAGAAACTTTCTCCGAAAATGAGGAATGCTGTTGATGAAATATTTGGAATTATGGATTCTAAACCTTCAGATTTCCTAAATACTTTTGAGAAAACTATAAAGAATATATCAAAAAAGTTTAAAGTTTCCGAAAAGGAAGTTATGAATTATTTTGAAAAAGAGATGTTATCAATATAGGAGTTAACTATGGCAGTCGTATTACATGAAATAATAGATTCCGATTTTGAATATTTTTTAAAGGCTACTACTACAGGCACAAATTCTGCTGTTAGTATATTTGATGCATCCGCTGCTGAAGGTGCCGCGACTGATCCAAGAGTTTCAATTACAGGGATTGCATGGTCGGTTGCAGCTCAAACGGATATTATATGGGATGCAACAACAAATGTAGTTGCTCTTTCATTGAGTGGAAGTGGTAAGGTTGGATTTGCAGATGGTGTTCCTTCTATTCCAAATAATGCTGGAAGTGGTGTAACAGGAGATGTTCTTATAACCAATGGAACATCTGTTGGCACTATTTGGGTTAGATTTAAAAAAGTGTCTGGCTGGGACAATATTACTTAGGAAAAAAAATATGAACACGGTAAAATTATTTTCAGAAGCAGTAGAACAAGAAGTAGAGTATATCTGCGAAGAAAAAGAAGATGGCAAGAAGAGTTATAAAATTCGTGGTATCTTCATGCAGGCAGATGTTAAGAATCGTAATGGCCGTGTATATCCTTTGGATGTTCTTCAGAAAGAAGTTGTTAAATATAATAAGAATTTTATTAAAGAAAATAGAGCATTTGGAGAATTGGGTCATCCAGAAGGTCCGACAGTAAACCTAGAAAGGGTGTCACATATGATTACATCGTTGATCCCTGATGGTAAGAATTTTATTGGGGAAGCCAAGATCATGGGCACACCGATGGGCGAAATTGTAAAGAATCTTATGAATGAAGGCGCAAAATTAGGTGTCTCTTCTAGAGGAATGGGTAGTTTAGATCAAAAAAATGGCGCCAATTATGTAAGAGATGATTTTTATCTTGCAACGGCTGCTGATATTGTTGCAGACCCCTCCGCACCAAATGCTTTCGTAGAAGGTATTATGGAAGGAAAAGAGTGGGTTTGGAATAACGGAGCGCTTATTGAAGCGGAACTTGTAGAGCTTCGTCAAAAATTTGATGTTAAGAAACGTCTAAGAGATGCAAAATTTGACGCTTTAGAGTTTGCTAAGTTCCTCAAAAGATTATAATTTATAAATATAACAACAGCAAAGGTAAGGAGACACATCCTATGTCAGAATTAGAAAAAACAATTGAAGAACTTGAAGCAGAAGTTCTAGCTGAACTTGAGGAAGCGGAAGACCCCCAAAAGAAGGGTGCTGCTCCTGCTGAGAAGGCTGATAAAGTTAGCGTAAAGACTCCGGGCGGCGAAGTAACCGATGTCGGTGGTGCTGACCCAGAAGCTAAAGTAGAAAAGGGCGGTGATGAAGATCGTCCAGAAAAGGCAATCGGAAAGAAGGCATCTGCTGCAGCTAAGAAAGTAAGTGGCGATCCTCAACAGAAAGGTGCAAAATCAGCTGAGGGCCCGAAGAAGTTAGCAGCTGGTGACGAAACCGACCATGATGGTGAGGAACTTGTTGAGAAGGAAATGCCTAAGACTAAGAGGGAAATGGTAGGTAATCTTACAGCTGCCATGTCTAAAATGAAGAAATCTGAAATGGAAAACCTCTATGCTGCGTATCTTAACAATGAAGATGATGAAGATCATGAAGAGACAGAGGAAGAGAAAGAAAAGGCTGAAGCAGTCGAAGCTCGTATTAAAGACATTGATGTTAAAGAAGATGTTCATGCTTTGATGAGTGCAGATGACAGTCTTTCGGAAGATTTCAAAATTAAGGCTGCAACTATTTTTGAGGCAGCGGTTAAGTCAAAGGTACGTTCAGAAATTGAACGTATTCATGAAGAGGTAAGTTCTGAAAAAGATAAAGAAATGGATACTTTTAAAGATGAACTTACGGAAAAAGTAGATACTTATCTAAACTATGTTGTGGAAGAATGGACTAAGGAAAACGAGTTAGCAATTGAACGTGGATTAAAGGGTGAGATTGCAGAAGACTTTATTTCTGGAATGAAACAATTATTTGAAGACCACTACATCGATGTTCCAGACGAAAAATATGACGTTCTGGAAGCCCAATCTGAGAAGATTTCCGAACTAGAAGAGAAGTTGAATGAGACAATGGAAAAGACTGTTTCTCTTTCTTCTTCTAATTCTAAACTAGTTCGTGAACAGGTTATTTCTGAAATTTCTGAGGATTTAGCCGATACCGAAATTGAAAAGTTTAAAACTCTTACAGAGGATGTTACTTTTACGGATGAAGAGTCTTTCCGTGAAAAACTTAATACCTTGAAGGAAAGTTATTTCCCGAAAACTTCTGTAGCAGAACAAACTATAGATGATGAAGATGGTAGCACCGCACAGGACGTTGATACGACAGATACGACAAATGCAATGAAATCGTACTTGTCGGCCATCAGTCGTAATCAAAAGGCGAGTGCATAAAACATTATATTAACAGATGTAAGTAAAAAAAAAGGAGAAACAAAAATGTTTCAAACAGAACATCTACAAGAAAAGTGGAAGCCAGTCCTAGAACACCCCGATCTCCCACCGATTGAGGATTCTTATAAGCGGGCAGTTACCACTCTCATCCTAGAGAACCAAGAAAAAGCCTTAATGGAGGATCGTAGTTTCCTTTCTGAGGCTGTTCCTGTTAACGCCATGGGCGGCGGACAGATGGACACATGGGATCCAATTTTGATCTCATTAGTTCGTCGTGCAATGCCTAACCTTATTGCGTATGATGTATGCGGTGTGCAGCCGATGACTGGGCCGACTGGTCTTATCTTTGCAATGCGCTCTTCATTCCTCTCGCAAGACGGTGCCGAGGCTCTTGTTGACGAAGCAATGCCTGGTAAAACTGGTGCATCGAATCAGAACCTTGCTGGTACAATTGGTGGTGGCGATGTTGCTGCGACTGAGACTAACCCTGCTGTTCTCAATGACAGTCCTTCGGCAGCTGCTTACACAAGTGCTACAGGTATGACGCGGACACAGGCTGAGGCTTTGGGCGATAGCGGTAATAATGCTTTTGCTCAGATGGCTTTCTCAATTGAGAAGTCAACTGTTACTGCTGTATCTCGCGCTCTCAAGGCCGAGTATACAATGGAGTTGGCGCAAGACCTCAAGGCAATTCATGGTTTGGACGCCGAGACAGAACTTGCTAATATTTTGAGTACTGAAATTCTCGCAGAAATTAACCGTGAGGTTATTCGTTCTCTGTATGTCACTGCGGTTAAGGGTGCTCAGATTAATACGACAACTGCTGGTATTTTTGATCTTGATACCGACTCAAATGGTCGTTGGTCAGTTGAGAAGTTTAAGGGTCTAATGTTCGCTATTGAGCGTGATGCCAATGCGATTGGTCAACAGACTCGTCGCGGTAAGGGTAACATGGTCATCTGTTCTGCTGATGTCGCTTCTGCGCTTCAGATGGCTGGTGTTCTTGATTACACTCCTGCTCTCAATAACAACCTTAATGTTGATGATAACACTACTACATTTGCTGGTATTATGAATGGTCGTTATAAGGTTTATGTTGATCCTTATTCTGCTAACGTAGCTGCTTCTCAGTACTATGTTGTCGGTTATAAGGGTACTTCACCTTATGATGCAGGATTCTTCTATTGCCCATACGTTCCTCTACAGATGGTTCGTGCGGTTGGTGAGAATTCCTTCCAGCCTAAGATTGGTTTCAAGACACGTTACGGTCTTGCTGCTAATCCTTTCGCTGCCTCTGGTGCGGCAGCTGCG